TTGTGGTAAAGCAATGAATGATTTTCAATTAATTAAAAATGGTAATCGTGGTATTTCTGGTGGTGGTTATATTTCTCGTTGGTCAGTAGAAGATTCTGTGGAAGAACATATGAAAATGTTAGACTACATTAACATTGTAACCAAAGATGAGTCAAAATGTTATGTAGCAGTAACACACCATGCACCAACACCAATTAGTATTGCTGAGTGTTACAAAGGCGACACATTGATGAACGGCGCATTTGCATCCGATTTGTCCGAGTTTATTATGGATAGACCACAAATCAAATTGTGGACTCATGGTCATATGCACAATGTATCTGATTATATGGTTGGTGATACGAGAGTGGTTTGTAATCCTCGTGGTTATGCTGGTTATGAACAGAGATCAAAAAATTTTAAATTAAGATATTTGGAGATTTAAATTAACTTTAAGGAGATGTTATGAGTATTACAATTAAGAACCTTGAAAGTGCATTGGCAGGCGAAAGTCAGGCACACATCAAATACCGATATTTCGCCAAGATTGCTCGTGAAGAAGGCTTTGAAGAAGTGGCAAAACACTTTGAACATACTGCCAACCAAGAGTTGCTTCACGCATGGGGTCACCTAGAGTTGTTGATTGGTAAACCTTCTACTAAAGAATGTTTACAAAAGGCCATTGATGGTGAGACCTATGAATTCACCACAATGTATCCAGAATTCTATGATAATGCTGTTAGTGAAAAGAATGCACAGGCGTCTGTGGAGTTTGTTGAACAGATTGCTGAATCAAAAGAGCATGCTCAACAATTCAAAGATAAATTGGCTGTATTAGAGAAAGCCGAGAAACGCTTTGCAGCTTTAAAGAAAGTTGAAGAGCGTCATGCAAACGCTTATAAAAAAGTATTGGAGGCACTATAATGAATAGCTATTATCGTTGTATTGTATGCGGTCACATACTATCAGTAGAAGATTACAATGCATTACCTGATGATGTAAACTGTCCTGAGTGTGGCGTTTCTAAATCTGATTATGAATTAGTTACTGAATGAAAAAAATATTGATAACTGGTAGTTCGGGTTACATTGGTCAACACCTCGTAAAGCTCCTCAAAAAGGAAGGATACGAGGTTTTTGGCCTTGATAATCAACCACGCATGAATGACTATTTGTTACCAAAACTTTTCGTCTATGAATGGTGTGGTCAATTTCTTTCATATGATATTACCAATGGTTATCAATTATGTTATTCTGATGAGTTTGATACTGTGGTGCATTTGGCCGCATTGGTCAAAGTAAACGAATCAGTATTAAAACCATATGAGTATTATGATACCAATATTAATGGTACACATAATGTATTAACGAATTTGAATTACAAGAATTTTGTGTTTGCATCGACAGGCACAGCCGCTAATCCCATCAACCCATATGCTTTGAGTAAGAGATGTGCTGAAGATGTGGTCGAAAGATATTGCATTGAAAATTCAAAAACTTTCACTTCATTCAGATTTTATAATGTGATTGGGTCTGATGGGATTGCACCCACCAATATGGATGGGTTGATGTATAACTTAATGAAAGCAAGAGAAACAGGTTCATTCAATCTGTATGGTGGTGATTACAATACACCAGATGGCACACCTGTTAGAGATTATGTTCATGTGAACGAAATATGCCATTCTATCAAAAAGGCAATTAAAATGCCTGCCAATTCATTACAAAATCTAGGCCATGGTAAAGGTCATACCGTTAAAGAAATGGTAGATACTTTTAAAATGGTAAACAATTGTGATTTTGTTGTAAACTATTGCCAAAGACGAGAGGGTGATTTAGAATATAGTGTATTAGATAATCCATCCACATATATGGAATCTACCTATACACTATCACAATTATTGAAAGTATAATATTATGAAAGTTTATTTAAGTGGTTATCGTAGCCATTGGATTTCTCCATACACAGTCATGGAATATATTTTCTTTTGGACTGATTGGAGTAAATGTGGTCGCAACAAAGGTGTAATTGCAGATAAAGATTATGTGGATCATCCTATATGGGTTGATAAATGCACAAAGTATATCAAACCTTTCTGCTCAGCCATTCAAACAGTATTGGACTTTATTCACCCACCAATCAAGTATGTAAAGATTGACCGTTACGATACATGGTCAATGGACTATACATTATCATATATCATTCTACCAATGCTCAAACAATTGCGTGATGAATCTCATGGTTCACCATGGATTGATGACGAAGATGTGCCTGTTGAATTACGTAGTGAAAAGAAAAGAACTAAAAAGAGCCGTCATAGTAATCCCGATATTCAAATGTTGGAATCGAATGAAGATGATATGATTCATAAGCGTTGGAAATGGGTTCTCGATGAAATGATTTGGGCTTTTGAACAGAAAGTTCATGATGATCCTGAATCCAAGTTCTTTGATTACACCGATTCTGGTGACAAATTGCCTTGGGACGAGAATTATGTTGGACCTAAGGTTGATTGGGATGGACTAAATGCACACAATGAAAGAAAGCGTAATGCATTTAGATTGTTTGGTAAGTATTATGAAAACTTATGGGACTAAAATGTTATCATATTATAATTATTGGCAAGCTTTAAAGCGTTTAGAATCATCACAGAAAACAATTGAAATGATGCAACCAGATGTGCCAAATATGGTTCAAGCACAACATGAGATGATTCAAAGAGAAATGGAATATTACCGAGAAGAATCAGGTAAGTTTACCTTAATTGTGTTGACTTTTGTTGTGTTTGTTGGTATAATGTTAGTGTTATATACTCAAGGAATGTTCTATGTTTAAAAAAATTAATGAGTGGTTACAGGCAAACAAAACATTGTTTTTTGTGGCCATAGTTGTGTTTGGTTTAACATTTTATTATACACCTTATTTTATTAATTCACCAGTTAATGGTAACTTTGATGGTGGTATACAAAATAAGTTAGTCTGGTCGGTTAAAGGTGAATGTTTTTTTGTTAGGCCACTAAATCAAACCGATACATTATTGGTTCGAGTTAAAGATTGTGATAAAGTTGAAGTAATTCAAAAGGTAAGTAAATGAAAACCAATAAAGATTTTAAATTAAGTAAAGAAACGAAACGTATGTTGGCTTCAATGCCCTCAGATAAACGAGGTCATTGGAAAAATATGATGATTGAAGCTGAAGTGTTGGAAAAACGTGCCAAATTGGCCAAGTTGAAAGAAAACAAATCTGAAAAAGGAGAAGCATAATGGCATTATTTGTTGAAGTGGATTCAGTAGAAAAAGAATGTAAAGTAATTATTAATTTAGATGGTGTTAGTGAAGTTGCTCCTTTAAGTACCGGCGGATGTGCATTGTTTTTAATGCACGGTGGTATTTTAAAAGTAAAAAATGAATATGATGAATTCAAACAATTTGCTATGCAAACTGTTTCGAGTGAAGATATTGCAAAACGTGTTAAAGCACTTAAAGGTAACGCCAAACCGTTGGAGATTCCAACACTATGAGCAAGTTTACATTTATTTGTGAAGATGATCCAATGCCTTTTGCTGATGCAATCATTACCAAAAAAACTTTTGAGTTTAATGCTGATCACTTGAATAGTGTTATCAATGAGTTTGAAACTTTTTTAAGAGGTTGTGGTTTTCATTTTGATGGATATTTGGAAATCTGTAAAGAAGAACAACCTCTTGGTAAAATTTACCCAAAAGATGGTTACGAAGATGATTTGGATGATATTGATTCTATTTTTTCTGGCAAGAAAAGTTTAATCCGTTCCGATGAGTGCTGATGAACGATTTATTTTACAATCTATTTGATTGGATCCGTGATGATTGGCGAAGCGGTCGTTTCCGTTTTATTGTTGAGTTGTTGGCTTGGGCTATTAGTATTGGTTGCTCTATTACTATGGCACTTACCGTTCCGAACCCACCGTTATTGGTTTTATATCCTATTTGGATTCTTGGCTGTGCTATGTATGCTTGGGCTAGTTATACTCGGAAATCATTTGGCATGCTTGCTAACTACATCTTGCTAACTACTATTGACACAATTGGTTTAATTAGAATGCTATGAATATATTTTTTCTGGATGAAGATGTAAAAAAATGTGCACAAATGCACGTTGACCGCCATGTGTGCAAAATGGTAATTGAGTATGCTCAGTTACTTTCAACAGCGCATCGAGTACTTGATGGCCAAGAATACAAAAGATTGTCGGCCAATAATCGGTCAATCAAAGCATGGCGGTTGCCTGATGGCCGTGAAGAACGCCTTATGAAACCCACTATGATGAATCATCCTTCTGCAATATGGGTTCGCCAAAGTAATGAAAACTATCGGTGGCTTTATAATATGTGGTGTGAACTACTAAGTGAATTTACCTATCGTTATGGCAAAGTCCATGCTACGGCACGGTTGATACCTGATTTGGCGGTGTTACCAACCAACATACCAAATGGTAAGTTTACTGGTCCTACGCCTGCCATGCCTGATGAATGTAAAGTACCAGGCGATTCTTTGAAATCATATCACAATTACTACAAGATGAATAAATCACATCTTTGGTCATGGAAAGGTAAGATAAATAAACGAGAGGTACCAAAGTTTATGAAAGAATGGTATCGTAAAATGAATTTATCACTTACCCATGAGTACCTTTAATGCCAACCTATGACTTTTTAAATAAAAATACCAACAAAATCGAAGAACATCGTATGTCGTATACGGTGTTGGAACAATTCAAACTCGATAATCCCCACTTAGAATTACATATCTCTTTTGAGAATCTTCCGGTCATGTCGGATGGTACTCGTTTATCGGTTCCCGGTATGGGCAAACCGGATTCAACCTTTGAAAAATATGTTATTGGTCGAATGAAAGAACAAGTCGGCCACAACACAATTAAAGATGGTCATAAAACCAAGGCACCTAGAGAATGGTAATAGTGAACAGCCAACTTCCATATTTACTTAACATCAGGAGATCCGATAATGGCAAAGTTAATCCTGTAGAACCTGCTTCTAAAATTCCAAAATATAATAATAACGATAGGAGTTTTAATGAGCAAAAAAAGAATGATGTCAAAACAGCAGCGGCTATATTACGAATATCAGAACAAGGAAAGAGTTCGGCAGGAATTAATAGAATATATAAAGTTACAAAGAGAAGTGGAACAACTAAAAGATTACAGGAAAAATAATGCTATTTGAAATCAAAGCTACTCGGTTTAATGAAGGTGATACAAAAACTTTTTATTATGATAATATGTCCAACATCTTAAAGGATGAGGATGAAAATGTTTTTGAATATCCACAAGAAGAAAGAAAGATAAACAACAGTTTAAAACCATACAAACCGTTTGACAAAAACAGGCCATTAAAAAAATCTAAATTAATTTCACATTTAAAAATTCAATTAGGTTTGAGTTGCAATTACTCCTGTGATTATTGTTCTCAGAAATTTGTTGAAAGACAACCAGAAACTTCCAAAAAAGACCTTGACGCTTTTATGGAAAAATTAGAGGCTCTGCATTTCGATGAAGATATTGGATTGAGAATTGAATTTTGGGGTGGTGAACCATTGGTTTATTGGAAAACATTAAAGCCATTGACTGAAGCGATTGTACAAAAATTTGCTTCTTGGAAAACAAAGCCTCGTTTGAGTATTATTACAAATGGATCCATTCTAACCGATGAAATTATTGATTGGTTAATGATGATGGATTTTGCTGTATCCATATCACATGATGGTCCTGGTCAATTTGTTCGTGGTCCAGATCCCTTTGATGATCCAGAAAAGAAAGAAACTATCCTTGGTTTTTATAGAATGATGACACGCCTTGGTAAAAGCTTTAGTTTCAATGCAATGCTGAATTCCAAAAATCAAAGTAGAAAAGAAATTTATGATTGGTTCGTAAATTTAACCGGTGACGAAAATGTTATTCTTGGTGAAGGATCTTTGGTTGATGCTTATGATGAAGAAGGTATTTCAAATTCTTTACTTACAAAACAAGAACATTTTGAATTTAGAAAAAAATCATTTGGTGAATTGTATGGCAGCAATGGTAAAATAGGGTTTGCGGCTCAATTGGGTAAAATTGATGGTTTAATTAACTCTATTTTAAACCATGAAGAATCCAAATATTTGGGTCAGAAATGCGGTATGGATGATGAACATACCATATCGGTAGATTTACGTGGAAATGTAATGACTTGTCAAAATGTCAGTTCTTTAGAAATATCAAAGAATGGAGAATCTCACCATGGCGGCAATCTAAGTGATTATTCCAATGTAGAACTAAAATCGGTCACTCATTGGTCCAATCGTAAAGAATGTCCAGAATGTCCTGTATTACATATTTGCAAAGGTGCTTGTATGTTCTTGGATAAAAAGTTTTGGGATATTTCGTGTGCCAATGCTTATTCGGACAATGTGGCTTTATTTGCTGCAGCATTCACGTTGGTCACCAACGGATACGTGCCCACTTTAATTAAAAGTGATACTTTACCATTGGACAGGCAAGATATTTTTGGAGATATCTTTGAACACAAAGAAGAAACTAACCATAAAAAAATTATACCAATCAAAGTGGTAAAGGAAATTGTTGGTGAAGTAGATGATATTCCCGTATATGGTAAATCTCGTTTGGAAGTATAAATAGTACAATAAACAACAATTTAAAGAGTATTTAAAATGCCATTGCCAACATCAGGACAACCTATATCGATAGCCAATATTGAAGCGGAAGTCGAAATTCCTGTAGGAACAGCGACCAATTTAGCTTTTTTAAATGAGTACATAAAACCTGGCATACGACCAGCCACGCCAAATATGGCCGGATTTTGGGGTTTAAAATACTATCTACAGAACAATGTAGGCAACTGCAATGACGCTGGTGCAAGTAATTGTAACTGTAATTCTGCAGATTGTACGGTAATTCAATGCAATGCAACAAATAATTGTACCAACATAGGTGCACCAAATTGTGACGTACAAAAATGGTTACAAACAGGTGATTGTAACATTGTTCCCACTCCTGTGTATAATTGTGTTAGTAATCAAAATTGTTTTACTTATAACTGTAATTGTAGTAAAATTATTTGTACCAAACTTTTTGAAATCGGTTTAATGAAACGAAACATTTTTGAAGCCGATCAAGCATTTGGTGAATATCTCATCAAAACTAATCCAGATATTTACAATGGATATCGTGCATGGGCAGAAATTGTTGTTGATTGGATGGAAGGAAAAGGTCCTAAAATGATGTTTTGGATGAGTGATGAGAAGTTTAGTGTGGCTGCCAAAAAGTGGTCAACAACTTGGGCTCACGATATTGCAACTCCTTGGGCTGAAGAAATGGCATATATGATGGGTGAAAAAGAAGCTGGCAGCTTGGCAGGTAAAATGATTATGGTCTTTGGTATTCCTATCTGTAAAGGTATCGGTTTATGGCAACGTTGGTTCGGATCAAGTAAAAAACAACCAGGATTTTTAAAAGGTGCAGCACTTGTCATTATTTTTGTTATGTTTAAATTGGTAGCTGAACTTGGTCGAATGATTGAGAAACTTACACCAAAAAGGAGTGTCGTTTGATGAGAGAATTGAGAAAAACTTTTTTAGGAAAAGAAATTAAATTAGACCCACTCGAAATAACAACAGAAGATGACGGTGAAAAATATATACATGATCATGTAACTTATTTTTTTGATGTAATTAGTTATGGAATTATATGTTCTCTCGACCAACGAGATAAAGAAAGATATTTTAAAATGATAACAGATCACGAAGAAATGATAACAAAATTATATGGGTATTCGATTCTCAATTCTAAGATATTTTTGCCTGTAGCTGTAAGAAATGGTATTGATAATAAATTAATCAAAGAATACAAAACATGGTTGGCTAACAAATGAGTGAAAAAAATACTTTTACTAGTTTAGAATGTCTAGAAACATTTGATGGAAACACAGTTATCTTCAAAGAAGAATATTTGTGTAATTTCTTTAAAACCAAGTTTGAGAGAAAATATATGAGGTTAACACAAGAAGAAAAAGCAGAGGTTTCTTTTGTTGATCAAGAATATGGCGATTTATTGGATAAAGTATGGAGATTACCATTACAAGAAGCATTAAAAACAATGGGTGCAGATTGGGCTGCTCAAAGTGAAAAAAGAAATCCTGTAGAGGAATATGAACACGCTTTGACTTTATCAAAAGACGCCGATTTATCAGAAGAAGCACATCAAGCAAAATTAGAAAGATTGAGAATTTCTGCAGAGATTTTTGCAAAAAATAATTAGTATTATTTTATATTATGAACCAGAGTTTTAAAACAAAAGAAGATCGAGATCGTTATCATTGGTATCAAAATGCACAAAACATGTTTTGGCAAAGTCCAATTTGGGAAGAACAAACAAAATTTGATGAGAAGTTTAATGAAGTTTTGCTAGAAGAAATTTATAGCATTGGAAAAAATATTGTTTTGGGTGTGGACAAAGATCCACACAATAGTATATGGGACTACAGTAGACCCAATTTAAATATACTTAAACAAGAAATTATCGATATAGTAACAAAAAAAATTGCACAAAATATTCCACAACTTAGGATGTTGAACATCCGTGGGTGTGAACATTTTATGGGTTGGGTGAACGTGCGTGAACCAGGTGAACGCCTTGAAGTTCACGGACACACCGAATCAGCGATTGCAGCAACCTATTACATAAAAGCCAAAGAAGGATGTGGTGATTTGGTTGCATTTGATTCATCACACGCAATCGATTGGGAAAATAATTGTTTGAGTGGTAGTCCTTTCATGCGAGCCCGAAGATTTAAACCAGTTGAAGGTAGATTAATATTTTTTCCATCATATGTGTTACATGGAGTCGATGAAAATAAATCGGATGATTTGAGGATTTCATTGTCAACCGATTTACGAAAAGTGGTTGAAAAAGATGCATCAAATACAGTTATTTTAAAAAGTTGGGCAGGCCGAATGGCTAAAATCAAAGAGTGGAAACTTGAATAATGTTTGCCAAGTTGGAAAAATCATTCGAAAAACCAATCTATGCAATTACCGATTCACTAAAAACATTTAAAGATGAGAATGGTAAAGGTATTGACTATAAAAAAGTTTGGTCTCCTGAAGCCGAAAAAATTTATGAATTTTTACCAAAAAAATATTGGCCAGATTTTCACTTGACAATAATGACAATTGACTGTATAATACCTCCACATACAGATACAGAAATTATTACTTCAATTAATTTTTATTTACAAACAGAAGGATGTAAAACAACATTCTATACACCAAAAGTTTCTTTGCCCAAAACAACACAAATTGAAAATCAAACCAACGGCCATATTTTTTACGAAGAAGATTTGATGGAAATTGGTAGTTTTATTGCAAAAGATTTTGAGGTGTGGGTACTTGATGTAAGTAAAATACATGGTGTAAATGGTGATTTTAAATTAAGAAAGGCATTAACCCTTGGAACTTTTGCACATAAGTATGAGGATGTAATTAAAATGTTAAAGGAAACAGGCAATGTCATTTGTTAAACTAAAACATTTGTACGAATATATGCCTCATACAATTATACCAAAAGGTCAAGCCGATTCGTTTGCTGGAAAATATGGATTAGGTGTAAGGCACAATACAATTTGGACACCAGAACCTGAACGTGAAACTCTATATAAAGTTATTCCTGAAAGATACTGGAAAGATTTTCAAGTAACCAGAATGTCAATAAATTGTTTGTTATTGCCTCATGTGGATAATGATTTTATAACAACAATTAATTTTTATTATGAACCGGGAGATTATAAAACAATTTTTTGGAAAGCAAAACCTGGAGCAAATTCTTGGAAAACAGAAGAAGATAGGCACACAGGTGTTACAACTTCTAACATGGAAGCAAAAGATATTGATGTTGAAGATTTAAAAACTAAAGTTAAAGAGTTTGTGGCAGAAAAAAAGAATATGCCAACCTGTGAAGAAATTACATATGTCGATGCTGTATACACTTTTGATGATGTGTATGAAATTGGTTCATTTGTTGCCAATAAAAATGAGGCGTATTTGTTGGATGTTCGGGTAGCACATAATGTTGAACCGTTAGATGGCACAAAACTCAGAAAAGCTTTTGCTTTGAGAACTCGACATTATGATTATGGACAAGTATATGAAATGCTACAAGAAACTGGAAATTTATAAAGGAAATAAAAATGTTTTTTGAGAAATTAGATTACACCGTTGATATTGAAAAATTAAAAAAAGAAGTGCGTGAAAGTGTATTTACTTTAGGTGACCAAGTTATACAAGGTGAAGAATTTGAAACACCAAAATATCATGGCTTTGGTGGTTGGAGTTTGTTAAGTAGAAATGCTACATGGACCGATGGATGGGAAGCAATTCAATTGGAACAAGGACAAACATTAGAATCTTTTTTACCCACTCAAGAATTAATTTACAAAGCTTATAAACATTTTAATCTTTACCATGGTTTAGAACACGATAAACCAACTGAAGCATATGTTGGTGAAATTAAAAAAGTAATAGATGATATCCGTGACTTAGGATTTTATCCTTGTAGAGCCAGAGTTTCGTGTTTAAAAGCTCATTCAAAAAGCTTAGTACATAGAGATGCAGATTCTGCAGAATATATGACACGCATACATATTCCGCTATGGACAAATGAAAAATGTGTTCACATCTGTCAAGGTAGAAATTTACATCTACCAGCAGATGGAGGTGTTTGGATGCTTTGGACAAACCTTTGGCATCAAATTAGAAACGATTCCGATGAAGATCGTTACCATATAATTATGGATGCATACGATACGAAAAAGATAACAAAATATTGTAAATATGAAGGAGATTTTGAACTGTATCGTAATTATGTTCGTGGTCAAATGGAAAAAATTGACGAGGTCGAATTAACAGAAGAAGATATTGATTTCTTTGAAGCAATTAAAGAAAAATATTTAGCTAAAAAATAAATGGATGATCGTCATGGTATTATCTTTACTGGTATGGAAAGAACCAGAACAATCAGCCGTCCTGCGGGTGCAGTGCGGCTAAGAACTTTTTTAGAAAAACACAATTACAACATTGAAGTTATAGATTATTTTGGTAATTTTACTGAGAAAGAACTGGAATTACTTTGTGAAAGATATATTGGACCAAAAACATTATTTGTTGGTATAAGTATAACATTTGTGTATGCTTTTGATAAAATTAATTACTTATTTAAACACATCAAAGAAAAATACCCAAAAGTAAAAACACTAATTGGTGGTAGTGAAACGCCAATTGAAGGCGTAGATTTAACACAAGTGGATAAAATTGTTTGGGGCTATGCTGAAGAAGCCATGTTGCATTACATGAAGTTTCTTAGCAGAAAGCTTTTAAATGATTTGCCATGGGTGCCTTACAGAGGAACAAAATCAATTAATGCAGAGATGTTATATAAAAACGACTCTAGTGATTTGACAATTAAATGGATAGAAAGTGATTTAATTAAAAACAATTTTTTACCCATCGAAATTAGTCGAGGTTGTATTTTTAGATGTAGATTTTGCTCATTTCCACTCTTAGGTAAGAAAAAGAATGATTACATTCGCCATGTAGATAACTTATCTGCCGAGTTGAGAAGAAATTATGAAATGTTCGGTGTCAATAATTACTGGTTTAATGATGATACCTTTAATGACAATGTGGTCAAATTGGAATATGTTGCTGAAGCAATAGCTAAGAGTGGTGTAAAAATAACATACACCGCTTTTCTAAGAGCTGATTTGATTGAGGCTTTTCCAGAAACTATTCCCATGTTGGGTGATACTGGTCTTGTTGCTGCAACCTTTGGATTGGAAACATTTCATCCAGAAGCAAAGAAAGCCATTGGCAAAGGATTAGATAATGAAAGGCAGTTTGAAGCAATTAGACAATTAAAGAAATACAAACCAATTTATACTTACACAGGTATGATTTGTGGGTTACCAGGAGAACCAATTTCTAGTGTGTTGAATAGTCAAAAAATGTTGATTGAACAAAACTTTGAAGTGTTTGATAATTGGGATTGGTGGCCACTTTTAATCAGAAAAGGTTCAATAAGTCGTTTAAGTGAATTTGAAAAAGAATATGCAAAATGGGGTTATTCTGAAATGTTACCTGGAGAATACATTATTCCTGCTGGAGAAACCGATACAAAATATGGTAACGAAAATGATGGTGTGATGGTATGGAAAAGTAAATATGCAAATTGGTACACCTGCAGAGCAATTGCCAATAATCTAAACATGGAAACAGAAAAACACAGAATTAAAGCTGGAAAATCCATATATGGAAATGCTGATAAAGGAGTTAGTATTAATCATGATGTTTATGAACTAGTTGGTTTGGGTGTTGATGTTAAAGATATTATTGATGGCAATTTTGATAAAAGCTTTTTAAATAGAAAAATACAAGAAGCTGATCAAACCATTCTTGAATATAAAAAATTAAAGTTGGGATTATTATGATTTGGACAAAAGAAGAAATATCAATCGCAGATGAGTTGATGGAGATTGCACCAAAATTACGTGACGAATTTTTAGATTATCACAAAGATTTTCATACCACATTCAAAGGCGGTATATCATATGCTGCAGCCAATCCTCTAACAATTCTAACAGATGAAGAAAAATCTATTTGGAAAGTGGAAGGATTAAGATATGTTTGCCGTGACCAAAAAGTTGAACGAAATATGTTTTTGGATCCAAAAGTATCAAAAGTATTTCCAACAGCAACAGCATTAACAAAAAAGTACCTTGACTATTGTGGTTGTAGTGGTTATAGTGTTTTGGAACCTGGAGGAGTAATTCATAGTCATTCGGATATTGAAAACACTTCACACTCTACTATTAGAATACATATACCATTAATTATACCTGAAGGTGATGTTTGCCTTGAAACTGGAGGTATTAAAAATGATTGGTCAAATTTGTTCGCTTTCGATAATGGAGAGTTACATAGTGCATACAACAGAACAAACAAGAGAAGGTTAATTTATATCATAGATATAGCTAGATCATTTTTATCAATACCAAGTTGGGGTCTTAAAGTCACTTCAATTTCAATACCTAAAGTTTAAAATAATGTTTAATTACTGCCCACCAAAACAATTACAAGATTTACAATCAGAAACTTTTCCTGATGGTAAACGATTTTATAAACTGCCTGATGGTACAAAATTGCCATCTGTTACCACGGTGATTGGCGCACAAAAGAAACATATTTTTCAAGCATGGCGTAACAAAGTTGGTGAAGATGTTGCCAATGCCATTACCAAAAAAGCTACCTCTCGTGGTACAAATGTTCATACATTATGTGAACGATATCTAAACAATGAATCATTAGGTGATATTATGCCTGATGCACGAGAAATGTTTTTATCAATTAAACCGGAATTAAATCGTATCAACAACATTCACTACCAAGAACAGGCACTTTGGTCAACACAATTAAACATGGCCGGCCGTGTTGATTGTATTGCTGAATTCGATGGTATTCTTTCGGTAATTGATTTTAAAACGTCCAAAAAAATCAAGAGCCATGAAGATATTGAAGATTACTTTTGGCAAACATCTGCCTACGCCTTGATGTATGAGGAGTTGATTGGTGAACCTATCCATGATTTGGTTATCATCATGGCCGTTGAGGATTCAAGTCCTATCGTGTTCAAACAAAAGACCGAAGACCATATCACAGGCCTAGTCAATGCCATTTCATATTATGAAAAAGGTGGTAAAATATTATGAAAATATTAGGAATTCACAGAGGTCACAATGGCGGTGTTTGTCTTTTAGAAGATGGTGAAGTTACTTTTCACTTGGAGCAAGAAAGACTTGACCACTGTAAAAATTCAAGTGAACTACCCATAAAATTAATTCAAAAAGCAGTTGAATTAGCAAATTATGAGGTTGATGTTTTAGTTTTATCGGGTTTCACAAAACCATGTCCTGCGGACATAAGATGTAATGAACAAATTGATTGGCATTTTCGTGATGATCCATCGAAAAAAAATGATGATCAGGTTGAAACGGAATCCAAAGAACAAAACGTGTATGTTGAACTTTTAAAACTTTGGAACAAAAAATCTTTTGTATTTCATTCTTATTACAAAAATCACCATGAGTTACATGCTGCTATTGCTTTTTATAATTCAGGATTTACTGAAGCAATTTCAGTTGTTGCTGATGGTTCTGGTTCACAGGTGAGTAAAATTCAAGGTCAATTATATGATGATTATAATTATGAAATTCAATCAGTATTTTATTCAACTTATCCGTCAACATTCACTTCTGTTATAAAAGAGTGTACTTATCAAAAAAATAATCCAAAAATTAATCATCGAAGTTTAGGACTAAAATTTACTAGTACAGCAATATTTTTGGGGATGAAAGGTGGTGGTGATGCCGGCAAAGTAATGGGATTAGCTTCTTATGGTAAAAAAGATAATAATGTGCCAAATATCGATAATACTGTAAAAGATTGGGATAAAACTTTTTTTAATTTAATGAAAAATTATGTTCCTTGTTTAGCGGACATGAAAGGAATTAAACATTGGGTTATTCCAAACGATGAAAATTTTCAAAAATATGCAAATCTCGCTTATTGGGTACAAACAGATACACAAGAGTATCTGTTAAATTTAATTAAACGAGGAATAAAAGAAATTGGGATTAAAAATGTTACAATTTCTGGTGGTTATGGATTTAATGTAGTTGCAAATTATTATATTAGAAAAAATCTACCTGACGATATAAATTTGTATGTTGAACCCATTTCAAACGATGGTGGTATGTCCATTGCTGCTGCAAAATTATGGTGGCACCAAAATGCCAACGATAGAACAATTAGACCATTGAAATCATTATACTTTGGTGAAAAACCAAACTATGATAATCTGACGGGTTTATTAAATAATGACGAATCTTTAATTGACACAAACTATTCACACATTATTGATTTAATATTGAATAAAAACATCGTTGCTATATACCAAGGAAGATCAGAAGCAGGACCAAGGGCATTAGGTAATAGGTCTATATTATTTGATCCCAGAGTGCCTAATGGAAAAGATATAGTTAATGTGGTCAAGAAAAGAGAATGGTACAGGCCTTTTGCAGGCTCTATAATGGAAGAACATGTGCACGATTGGTTTGATATGGCTGGCCTAAAAAATTCTCCATTTATGATGTACGGAGTTGATGTATTAGAAGATAAAAAATCTCAAATACCAGCAATCACTCATGTAGACGGAACTTGCAGAATACAAACTGTTACAGAAGAACAAAATTATCATTATTATAATTTAATTAAAGAATTTTATAATAGAACTGGTGTGCCAATATTATTTGATACGAGTTTTAATTTGGCTGGCGATACAATGGTTGAAACAATAGAAGATGCACTATGGACATCAAGAAACTCTGATATTAAATATATCTATTTTGCCGATTTAGGTAAGTTGTATGTTAAAAATGGCAATATTGAATAGCTGGTGTTCATAAAGTGGTATACTTGTGATCCGCTGGTTGCCTATATAAGTATAAACACTTATAATAGTAACATTAAAAAGGATATTATAATGCCAAGTAAAGATTGTGTAAGGGAAGTTAAAGTAAAAAGTTTTGCTTTTTATACCGGTGCCTGTGCTTTTGGAGTATTCGTATTAACAGCATTGTATTTTATCAGTAAAGGTATATAATGAAAGTTAAAGAGTTGGTTAAAAAGTTATATGAGGCCGAAATTAAACATGATACGCCATTGATTAAAAAACTATGGTTTAAATTGTTAAAGAAAAGCCTTAAACATAAACATACTGAAGCTGTAAAGTAATTCGTAGAAGTTGTTTGAAAGTTGTTGTGGACATGGGTGCGATTCCCATCACCTCCACCAAAAGTATATTGACGAACCGAGTTATCGGTAGCAAACACACACTATAGTTGTGGCAATATACTTCTGATGGGGGTGCCTAGATTCGACATGGCAATAATTAGAACAATGGAGAATCGTCAAAGCTAAAGACGTTAGGGTTGGGTATACTCGGCCGAAGAAGCAAAAAACTATAAACGCAAACGATAATAAGTATGCACTTGCTGCCTGATAGGTAAGCGGAGTTTCACCAGGTGAACTTAGCAACAGAATCACCTGGATAAATAAAACACCAGTAACACACAAACCGCTGGTAATACACATAAACACACACAAAAGGAGAAGTAAATGAGTATGACACCATACGAGATACGGCTAGAACTCTTAAAAATGGCCAAAGATATGCTAACTGATGATTATCACGGAAAACGTGATGCACTACAACAGCAATGGCATACACAGGTAGATGCAGCTAAAATTGCTGGTACACAATCACCTGAATTCCCGGCGTTACCGCCATTTCCCAATGAAGATGAAATTGTAAAGAAAGCGGAAGCTCTCAATCAATTCGTTTCTCAAACCACTCCACAACCTGAAGTTAAAATAAAATCGAAAACAAATTCGTAATTGGAGACCAAGGCGGTCAGATGTTTGGCCGCCGCAATCAATAAGGAAGAAAGATGTTTAAATTTAACACACAGAAGTTTAACACATTAGCAGTAGTATTAGCAGTATTAACAATAGTATATACAGCACCAACTCTATCAAGAGAGTTTATTACGAATGCAACACAAAAACAAGTATCTGCAGATTATCAAAAGCAAGTAGAATGCCTTGCTAAAAATATTTACTATGAATCTGCCGGCGAAACATATGAAGGAAAATTAGCCGTTGCACAGGTCACATTGAATCGTGTTAATAGTGGCATTTTTCCACGAGATATATGTTCAGTTGTTTATCAAAAAACAATTGATCAAAATTTAAGAACAGTATGCCAATTCTCATGGACTTGTATGGTCAAAGAAATGGTACACGGTCAAGATCGGTACAGATGGGAGGAATCTCTTTTAATTGCTAAAAGAGCATTGACAGTTCCAGTCCTACATGATAAAATAGCAGAAACAAATGCACTTTTTTACCATGCAGTTTATGTAAATCCTGGTTGGAATAAACAAAAGGTTGTAACAAAAATAGGTAATCATATATTTTACAGTAGAATTTAATATGCCTAATCGTGAAGAAATAAAAAAATTTAGTTTAATGATTGAAAAATTGGTGGCAGAAAATAATTTAGGTTATATGGATGCTATCTGCCACCATTGTAAAGAAACTGGTTTAGAAATTGAAGTGGCTGCAACGTTAATCTCACCTGCACTTAAAGCAAAGATTAAAGAAGAAGCACAAGACAATAATTTGTTAAAGAAAACATCTAGATTGCCAATTTAAAATTTTATGGTTGAAAATTCAGGTTTTGCCGCATATGCCTTATGGAATGCTTTGAAGTTACATTTTACTTCCGAATCTTATGATTATTTTAAATATAACGGAAAAACAAATGTATCTAAACAGACATTTACCACCAACAAATCAAAATACCAATTCTATAAACTATCCCGTAAATACGATTTGAACGAATTAAAGAATTTTTATGTTGCCAACTTTATACAAGGTAAGGGTGATTGGGTAGGCGACTTACTACAAGATGGTGATGAGAACTATACCAAGTGGCAAAAAACCCAACAGAGCTTGACATATACCTTTGAGAATGATATAATGTATATGTTTGATAGTGTTGATGGTGCTGAGTTCTGGCATATTGATGATTACTTTAAACCCATCGATGGTGGTTGGCCAATGTTAATTACCAAAATGATGCACGATAAGATTTCATTGGAAACAGTTTGTATTCTCGTTGATATATTTGGTTGTATGCCAAAATGGGAAAAACAAATTACTGAGGATATTATTTGGCCAACACACCGAAGAATTATAAAGAAATATACACCGTTTATACAATACGATAAAGAAAAGTTTACAAAGTTTTTAAAAGAAAAGATTAAAGAATATGCATAAAATTACCAAGATTTACTTGGACATGGATGGTGTGATTGCTGATTTCAATAAACGATACAAAGAATTGTATAAGATTGAACCAAAAGATGCAGACACATACAAAACATTTGATAAGTTTTTTACCATGTTCATTGCAGACAGGCAATTTGCCAAACTAGATTTGATGCCTGATGCTATGGAGTTAATTAACTATCTCAGGTCATTATCAATACCAACAGAGATTCTATCTTCAACGTCATCTGAAAAACGTGATGCGGAAATTAGAGAACAAAAGATTGATTGGTTGAATAAACACAACATTGAGTTTCCTGTTAATTTGGTACCAGGTAAAAGATTTAAGAGAGATTTCTCTAACGAAAATTCACTATTGATTGATGATACACCACAAAACATTGACCAATGGCGAACAGAAGGTGGTGTTGGTATACTTCACACGGATACCATAACTACCATCGGTATTTTGAAAATGTATACTTGACATTGGATAAATACTATTATATAATGAGCAGTCTGTGGATAAGTTGTTTATACACCGTTTAATACTCCGTTTATACGAAAGGAATTACTATGAGTTTTGCAAATCTAAAACGCCAATCTGGCAACCTCGATAAACTATCTAAAGCAATTGAGGCACTCTCCCAAACATCCGAAGGTTCTGAAAAGGTCGATAATTTCTGGCGTCCAGAAGTTGACAAATCAGGCAACGGCATGGCTACAATCCGTTTTCTTCCATCAGCTGAAAAAGATGGCGAAGATGCTTTGCCTTGGGTCAAAATCTTCTCACATGGATTTCAAGGTCCAGGTGGTTGGTTAATTGATAACTGTTTGACTACTAAGAATCAACAATGTCCAGTAT